CAAAAACAATTCTTCGGCGTCGTGCTCGACCCAGCCCGGTTTCGGATAGTATTGATTGAATTCCTGCTGCGCGCTTGCAACCTTATTCGCTTCGTGATCGAATACGACAGCCCGCGACGACGTCGTTCCCTGATCGAGCGCAACGATATATTTTTTTTCGGACACAGCGCACCTCCGCGATATAAGTGCCATTATACCACGAAATTCGCCGCATAGCCCAAAAAACAATAAAAAATTTTACAATCGATAAGGTGACAGGCCGAAAACAGCCCTTTGTTTTAAAACACTATCGGAACGCGGCATTCGACTTAATAATACGCAATCGTAAATCCGCCCGTCTTCGTAAAACCGATCGCCGAATATGCTTTTTGCGCCGCCATATAAGTATTGATGGTAGTTTCAGCAATTGCCGCCGCTTTTCCTAATGCGGTTTGTTCTCCCACCAACCCTTTTATTTGTCCAAATACAGATTGAAAGGCTTGCAGTTTAGCATCTTCAACACTCTTATCAATTGCTATTTTCTTTTTGGCGTAATCTTTACGAATTAATTCAAGATTGCGTTGGTATTGCTCATCACTTAATTGCCCCGCTTGATGCTGCTCATCGGCCTTCTGAATTGCAAGTGCATTCTCATTCTCAAGTTGTGCGTATCTTATTTCATACTCACCTGCTTCCTCACTCTCTAATCTTGCGATTCTCTCTTGGAAATCTAAATCAGCATTTAATTTCCTTTGTTCTTTGTCTTGTTCGTCCGCTTGTTTCTTTAATTCTCTTCTTTGAGTATCGTGATCCTCTTGCAAGGTTTGCAATTGTGATTGATATTCCTCCTCAGCCTTGTAGTCCCAAGCGTGCATTTCCTGCTTCAGTTGCTTCTCCTTCTCTAATGCTTCGACTTTCTTCTGATAGATAGCATCTTGCCTTGCCTGCTCTTGCAGGATGAGTTCAGCGGTTAATCGTGTTTCACTTTCAATCTTAGTTTTATTTTGTGCCTCGTACTGCTCTGCTTCCTTCTTTACCGCCTCGATACTTAGTTCAACTTTAGTTTTTAGAAACTCCCTCTCAATCTCTCTTTTTTGTTTCTCATACTCATTCTTTTTAATAAGCCCATTAGCCTTTTCCTTGTCCAATAACGCTAACCTATCCTGCATACCCTTTTCCTCAATTGCAAGTCGTTCTTGCAACGATTGAGCAACAGCCGAATTTGTCTTAACGTACTCTTCTACCGCCTCTTTTTGCCACTTCAATTGCTCCTCTAAGTGTGCCCGTGCCTTACCCGCTGCATCTTTCGCTTGTGCGTTTGCTTGGTCATTGGCTGCTTTGCGTATCGTATTCACTTTGTTATTTTGCGTTGTTATCGCCTCAATACGCGCCGCTGCTTGTTCTGCTAATTCCGCTTTCTTACGTGCCAATTCAGCCTTATCAGCATCGCTCGTGTCGTTGCTTGCAAATTTTAAGTTTAAAAGTTCCTGCTCAAGTCCATTCCTATCTTCTGCTAATTTGTTTATTTGCTTCTGTATCTCAATACTCTTCTTTGCTGCTTCCTCACGTTCGGCAAATGTTTTGGTTGTGTCCTCAGCAATCATATTTTGTTCCTTAAACAACTGCTTCAATTCGGCTGTTTGTTGGATAAAATCGGCTTCCGATGATGATAGTTTTTGATTTATTTCCTCAATACGTTGCCCGCGTTTTACAGCCTCGTCAATCGTATCACTCATTGCCTTGCCTGCATCTTTCACCTTACCAACTACATTCTCTACCCCCGTAACTGTTTGCGCTGCAGCCTCTCCTACCTGCTTGATACCCTCCTTAATATCGCCCGTTATAATTTTACCGATACCCTTGAAAATATCAATCATACCATTCAAGCGGTTCATAAACTGACCTTTAAGAAAATCCAATAAGTCAATAAGCATTTGTTTCGGGTGCGTGATAGCCTCCAATAAGTATTTGCCAAAGTTTTGTACTACCCCGATAAGTGTTTGAAAAACCACTTTAAGAGGCGTTAGCACCTTATTCACCTTGTTAATACCCTCCTGAGTACTTGTGAAGTACGCAATCAAAGAGCCTAATACTACAACCAAAGCACCTATACCAGTAGCGATAATAGCCCCTCTTAATACTTTCATACCCGTAGATACATTCCCAGTAGCCGCTGCTGTCGCATTGAGTGCCGCTGGGGCTAATCGACCAGTTTGCACAAAATTCACAAACGGAGTGGAAAGTGCAATTACATTCACCCTTAGATTGTTAAACGAATTAACAATGCCATTCATAGAAGTTCCGAATGCTTGATTATCTCCCAACGCATCTAATATAGCTTGCCGATAATTACCTACATCTACTTGAGTAACACCAATAGAGCGTTGCAACTCTCTATAAGCCTCATCTTGTGCGTGAATAGTTTCAAGCAATTGCTTCCCCTCAGCGCTCTCACGTTGTGCTTGTGTGAAGTCCTCGTAAATACGCCTATTTTGCGCTAAAGCCGTTCCTAACTCACGTATAGACCCCGTAAGCGTATTATTAGCCTGCATTGTTTGGTGTTGTACCGCAATATGCGATGATATGAGATTATCATACGCCCTTTGCTCTCTTTGATTTTCGCGTTGTGCATTTTGCAACAATGCCATTTGTCGGGTATATTCCTGCACCGAAATACCCCCTTTGTTTAACGCATCTTTGAGGGCTTTCATCTGGTCACTAACCTCCATTATACGCTGTCTTACTTCGGCACTCTTATTAATGAGAGCCTCAACGTCAATATCTACTTGTGCAATGTTAATTCTTTCCATTTCGTTAGTTTATTTTAATCATTTCTACTTCAGCCACCGCTCCCGCCTTGTACTTTATTTTGTTTGGCAAAAAGTAGCCCCCAAGCTGCTCAACGTATATACGTGAGAAAAAAGAAAATTCGTATATATCCATTTCGTTTAAAGCAAATTCGGCGGTAACAATGTAGGGGTGCTCCATTAGTCTCGAAAAATCTTTATAGTAGGTTTTTATCAGATTATCCCAATTAAAGTATGTAGCACTTGCAAAAATGAAAGTATCGGTATTTTGTTTCTCCGCTTTTGCTTTGAGTTTAAATTCTACTCCTGAATAAGTAGTGAAAGAAGAGAAAATATGCCAGCGCGCTGTTTTTTCTTTATACTCAGTTTTGATATTACCATTACTTTCTTTTTTTAATTCTTTTACAAAGAATTCCATATTCTCTATTCCCGCATTATCTCCTTTTAAAAATGTATAATCGTTCAACGGACTATAGAATTTACTTTGGAAATCTTTTCGCTCATCAAGCGATTCATCGTTAAAAAAAATTGCCGAATCTCGCTTTTCTTGTCTGTAAGCGTTCTCATCATCATATTTTTTATAAACGAAATTATTCTTTTTCCCGTATTTATTGTTGTGGTATTGTTCCTCTTTAACTTGTACAAATTTATCGCTCCAATCTAATTTTGGCGCATTTACTAATTCATTCATCGTG